GGGGCTTCCTGTCTACCGTCTTGGTTAGACGGTTGGTCATCTATCTTCTCTCACGACCTGTGAGAGCGACTCGGCTAAGCCAGCTTTGTCGCCTGTTCTCTAGAACAGAGTTATTTGACCTCTACTAGATTGGGGTGGCTCCCCTTCCTACCTTCAACCCGTTCCACTCACCAAGGAACTTGCTTGGGGTTGATTCAAGACTCCGAAAGGAGTCTTATGGCATTGCCGCTTAAAGCCTACTCTAAGAAGGTAGGCGGTCCGCTACAGGGTTACAGCAAAGTGACTTCTGGTTCCAGGCAACATCGTCCCTACACCATCCCAACCGGTATGCGCTCTGACGAGTACATCCGGGTAAGAGGTGATGTGGACTTTGAAGACTGGAGCTGGTCGCCACCTAGCGATTGGCCCTTTAACTCTTTCGAGAGAGCTACGACCGCGGCGTCCAATCAGGCGTACGAACGCCTTGTTGGCAGACTTGGTGATGGGTCGTCCTTCGGGGCTACCTTGACGGCAGAACGGAAGGAAACTTTCGGTATGCTGACTTCGACACTCATCAAGTTGGCGCAAGCTGCGAGAAGCATCAAGCGTCTGGATTTCGGGTCCGCTGCGCGTATCCTCGGTTTGCCATACCGAGAGCGCACAGTAACTAAGACCCGTTATACCCACCGCCGAAACGGTTCGCGCAAGCGAGCTGTAACGGTCCGTGACCGTGTATTTGCTCTGCCTACCGGACGTGAAGTGTCAAAAACGCTCGCGAATGGATGGCTGTTTTACTCCTATGGGGTTAAACCGCTCATGCAGGACCTATACAACGGAATGGACGTCTTGCAACGTCCCCTACCCTTCGAAAAGATTCGAGTGGGAGGAAAGTCGAGTGCGACGGAAGTCGTCTCTGACAATACCCCTGGGTATTGGCCTACACGGAGGTCTTGGTCGGTGGAAGTGTCGACTCGCTGCAGCGTGGATGTTCAGGTCAATAACCCGGACTTATTCCTCGCACAGCGTATGGGTCTAATCAACCCAGTGCAGTGGGCAAACGAAGCAATTCCCTTTAGCTTCGTGGCCGATTGGTTCTCTAATCTCTCCTCAGTGATTGGAGCTCTGACCGACTTCGCAGGACTTAACCTGCGGAACCCTGTCACAACTCACTTGTTTAAATGTCGTGAGACATTCTGGATGGGTGGGCCGTATGGATTCGATTGGGAGAAGAACCGTAACACGTTCATTCGCACTCTCGAAATCCCTCAGCCCAAACTCCATTTCGAGTGGGAGCGCTTTTCATGGCAGCGCGGTTTAAATGCCATCAGCCTCTTGGTTGGATTCCTTCCCAGGACTGGGAAGACCTATTCAACTCCATTCTCCTGATTTCAGGAATATAAGGAAAATCTATGCCTATCATGGCAAATATCACGGTGAAGAAAGCCGATGGAACCACCGACGTCGTCTACACCGCCATTGCACCAGCGTCCGGAGACCGCACTCCTGCGGTGTTTCGCAACGACACGGTTGGCACCACGATGGCCGAACGCCCGACTCTGACAATTCAGAGTCGTGACAACGGCCCTCGTACCGCCCGCCGTGTTGACGTGAACTTCTCCTGGCCCACTGTGGAGCAAGATGCAGGTGGCAACAAACGTGTTACCGGTCGAGCGACCGGCAGCGCGTCTGTTTTGATCCCTCAAAACCAAACCGCGGACCTCGTCAAGGAACAAGCTTTCCAGTTCGGCAACCTGATCGGTGCCGCTCTGGTGAAAGCCTCTTTCCAAGACGGCTACGCGCCTCGTTAACGAGATCAACCCCGCCCTCTGGGGCAAGGAGTCATCATGCATCAATCAGCAAAGTTCCAAACGGAGCTTGCTGTGTTCTCAGCATTATGCTGGAGCATAGGTACGCCAGTCGCTTACAAGGCTTTCCTAAGGGCCAAGAAATGCGATTGGTTGGCGTTGGTATCTATAAAGGTACGACCGGCAGACTATGTCTGTGCCAAAACCTACTTAGAAGATTGTCAGATCGCCAGCTTCTTTAAGAAGTTCCCGGGTTTCGACCTGGGAATTGACCTAGAGAAGAAGGCTGTAGACTCTTTCTGGAGTAGTGAGGCCCAGTGCTACCAGACTAACGAACGTCTATCTCCTCTCCTTTGGGATTTATCCCACTATGGTGCAGGCACTAAGCTTCTTGTTGGAGCTTGGCGTAAAGAAGTGCGACAAGTACTTGGTCGGGCCCCTCACCTTGGATCACTCCTTGGTAAGTTCGGTCCCGGTTCCACATACCTAAACATCGGCAACGACATCACGATAGCTCATAAGCTTAGTGAAGACTACACGTACACACGACAAGCATCTCAGTATCTCCACCTTTGGGATACTACCGCCTGGTCGCGTTATGCGGCCTGCGGACTGGACACAATCGGTGACTGTGAAGTCGCCGAACGTGACGGTCAGATGCTCTACCAAGGTGATGGAAGCTACGCTATACGCGAGCCTAGTATCGTTCGCGGGAATCGGTTCACAACCGTTCCCAAAGACGCTACAAAGCTACGTGGTATTTGTGTAGAGCCGTCCATCAATGTCTTCTACCAAACTGCAGTCGGGGCAGCAATGTCTCAGCGCATGTCGAGGACCCTTGGTTGGGATAAGGTCTCGTGTCAGGACTATCATAAGTCTCTGGCCCGCATTGGTTCCATCACTGGAGCCGTTGCAACGATCGACCTGTCCAGCGCGAGTGATACCGTTTGCTACAACCTTGTCAAGTTGTTGCTTCCCTCTGACTGGTTCCGTCTGGTCGACGGTCTCAGATCATCACACACCTTCCTTAAGGGTGCGTGGGTTAAACTGGAGAAATTCAGTTCAATGGGGAACGGTTACACGTTTGAGTTGGAGACGCTTCTGTTCTATACCCTGGCAAGGGCAGTTCAGAAACTCGAACCCGTCCGCGAGGACGCTTTTACGCCTGGGTTAACAACCTCGGTGTTTGGGGATGACATAATTGTCCCCTCGAGTAGCGCGAAAACTCTAGTTGCAGCCCTGAACTACTTTGGCTTCAAAACCAATTTAGACAAGACCTTTCTTGAAGGGTCCTTTCGGGAGAGTTGTGGTGGTGATTACTTTGCTGGCAGCGATGTCCGGCCCCACTTTCAGAAAGTGGAATGTGAACAACCGCACCAACTCATTGCTCTCGCAAACGGTCTCCGCCGTTTTGGTCTTCGCCATCACGCTTGTGGTGGCGATAACGCTTATCGCGTTGCTTGGTTTAAATGCCTTGACTCACTCCCCCGCTCGATTCGTCGATGCCGGGGGCCTGAGGCGCTTGGTGATCTCGTCGTCAACGACGATGAACACCATTGGCAGCAAACCAATGACCTGCGAGTACGCAACTCCATCCGCTACCTGCGAGTCTGGCGACCAGTCCCCAACCGAGTAATCGGATGGGAAAACTGGAGACCAGGCGTAGTTTTAGCGGCCGCACTGTATGGCGCCTCTTCAGGGGCGCCCCCCATAACGAAAACCCTCGTCGACTCCGCGGAAATGTGGCGTCGCAGTGGTGTAGTCCCCCGTGTGAATGGGAGCTACGT